CAAAGTATTACAAGCAGCACAGTAAACAATACTATTAACAACAGTACCATTAACCAAACTATTATCAGTAGTAGTGTAAACAATGTTGCTCCTTCTGATCAATATATTCAATACAATAGTGCAAGTTTTTTTGGAGCAAGTGCAAATTTCCAATATGTTTACCCAAGTGAAAGTTTACAACATGGTAGTGGAACATCAGCTATTGGAAACTATTCACATGCAGAAGGAAAAGATACTCGTTCAACTGGAGGTGCTTCTCATGCTGAAGGATTAGGTACTTTATCTAGTGGTCTTTATTCACATGCTGAAGGATATGCTACAACATCATCAGCTGATTATGCTCATGCTGAAGGAGATAGATCAAGAGCATTTGGAGTAGCATCCCATGCTGAAGGACAAATAACTCAAGCAACAGCAACTGGTTCACATTCTGAAGGTGGATCAACCCAAGCAACAGGAAATTATTCACATGCTGAAGGTGGTGGTACTTTTGCTACAAATGCCTTTGCTCATGCTGAAGGTTATGGAACTAATGCTAGAGGTATTGGAGCCCATTCCGAAGGAGAAATTACAATTGCTCAAGGAAATTACTCTCATGCTGAGGGACAATATACATTATCCCTAGGAAATTACTCTCATGCTGAGGGATATCTAACCACATCATCAGCTGGTTATTCTCATGCTGCTGGGGTAGGAACTGTAGCTAATGGAACCTATCAATTTGTTGCTGGAAGTCATAATTTGTTATCTTCAAATGCTTCTGCATTTATTGTAGGAAATGGAATAAGTAATGCTTCAAGATCAAATTTAGTATTTGCTTCTGGCTCTACATTCCAAGTTACTGGATCTGTAGCTCTTACTCAAAACTTAACTGTAGGTGGAGGATACAGACCAAACACTAGAATAACTGACTCAGCATTAGACCCAACACTTTTAGTTACTGACCATGTAGTATTTATTGCTCCATCTTCACCTGGAGGAATTGTTTATCTTCCAGCATCACCAGTAGCAAATATGCAAATAGTAATAATGAGAACTGAACTCACCCCAGCATTTACCGTTGCACCATTGGGTGGATTCCTCATAAATGGTCTTTCATCTTATATATTCCCCGCATCAGCATACACTAGAAAAACCTTTACTTTCTTTGGAGGTAGATGGTGGGTCGATTCAAATTAATTTGTAATTTTTTAAACTATATAATATATGTCAAACGTTTCAGAAAAAAAGTTCTTAACAGAAGAAGAACAAGCAAACCTAAAAGAAATTCAATCAAACACTCGTGCTCTAGTTGTTGAGCTTGGTGAAATTGAACTTGTTAAACTTCAATTAGAAAAACGCTACGAAGGTGCTAAAACCTTTTTTACAGAACTAGGAGAAAAAGAAAAAGAATTTACCCAAAAGGTATTTGAAACCTACGGTAAATGCACAATTGACCCAGAAACCGGTGAGATTACATCTGTAGAGTAATCTAAATCTAAATACACCATATTTATAATAAAATAATTTATAATGGCAGAAACAATTGTCTCACCTGGTGTATTAGCAATAGAGAACGATCAATCATTTGTAACTCAACAACCTGTACAAGCAGGTGCTGCTATCATTGGCCCAACAGTAAAAGGTAAAGTAGGAATCCCTACCCTAGTAACTTCATACAGTGATTATTTAAATAAGTTTGGTGCTACTTTCTTAAGTGGAAGTAGCACTTATACTTATTTTACTTCAATTACAGCATACAATTATTTTAATAACGGTGGTACTTCGCTTTTAGTTACTCGTGTAGTAACAGGATCATTTACTCCTGCTACTTCATCTTTGATCCCATCATCAACCTCTGCTACTTCAGCATCGGCTACTCTTGATTTAACTAGTGCAGTAACAATTGCTTATACAGCTTCATTTAATGGAATAGATGTTATCCTTTCAGGATCATCAACTCAAGATGTATTTAATAATGCTACATCTTCAAACGTAATTCCTTCAAACCCAACCAACTTTTATACAAATACTACTATTAATAGTAGTGCTTCATTTGTTGCTCCTACTATGACTATAACTTCTACTAATCCAAATGGTTTAGCTGGAAATTCATCATATTATGTTTCTGGAAGTGCAATTATATATTATACCGGTGGTACAAATACTGAAGCATTTATTTTAGAGACTCTATCTGAAGGAGAATTAATGAACAGTACTGGCCCAGTAGGTCAAAATAATACTCTTCTTTCAGGATCTAGTGAAAACTATAGATGGCAAATTACTTCTCCTAATATAAATGATGGAACATTTTATTTATTGATTCGTCAAGGAAATGATACTGTTATTTCCCCATCTGTTTTAGAATCATGGGGACCATTATCTATGGACCCTAATTCACCAAACTATATTGAAAAAATAATTGGTAACCAAGTTGAAACAGTTCAATTTGATGCTTCAACTGGTGAATACTATGTTGAATTAGTTGGAAACTATACTAATGCTTCAAGATATGTTAGAGTAAAACAAGTAAATACTCCAACACCAAATTACTTTGACAATAACGGAGCACCAAAACCAGAATTTACTGGTTCAATTCCATATTTTTCAAGTGGTTCTTTTGGTGATGCTACAGGAAAATTATTCTACGGAGGTGATAACAAATATTATGAAACAATCACCACTACTAACAACATCCAAGGCATCCCAGCTAGTGCATATACTGAATCTATTTTATTATTAGCTAATAAAGATGCATATAACTATAATTTATTAGTTGCTCCTGGATTAATATCTAGTATGGGTGGTGTAGCAGCTTCTGCTATTACTTCTATGATTACTACTGCCCAAAATAGAGGCGATATGATGGTATTATTTGATTCTTCATTATATAACTCTCAAATTGGTACTGTATTATCTAATGTTGCTGGATATGATACTTCATATGCTGCTACTTATTGGCCTTGGGTTAAAACAGTAGATCCAAATACTGCAAACCAAGTTTGGGTCCCTGCATCAGTTATGGTTCCTGGAGTTTATGCATTTAATGATAATGTAGCTGCTCCATGGTTTGCTCCTGCTGGTGTTAATAGAGGATTACTTACTACTGCTGTTCAAGCAGAACGTGTATTGACTCAAGGAAATAGAGACACATTATATCAAGCAAATGTTAATCCTCTTGCTACTTATCCTAATACAGGTGTAGTAGTATTTGGACAAAAAACATTACAAAAGAAAAAAAGTTCTTTAGATCGTGTAAATGTACGTCGTTTATTGATTGAACTTAAAAATTATATTTCTCAAGTAGCTGACACATTTGTATTTGAACAAAATAATGTTGTAACACGCAACAATTTTGTATCTATTATTAACCCATATTTAGCATCTGTTCAACAACAACAAGGTTTAACAGCATTTAGAGTAATAATGGATGAAACTAATAATCCACCTTCAGTTGTAGATAACAATCAAATGGTAGGCCAAATCTACTTACAACCTACCAGAACCGCTGAATTTATTATTCTTGACTTTAATATATTACCTACAGGTGCAACGTTTCCTGTTTAATAATATATTTTAAGAAAATTTTAGATATTTATAATAAAACTAAAATAAACCAAAAATGTCAAATTTTACAACTTCTCCTGGAGTAGCAATTAGCGAAATAGACAACACTTTCTTAACTGGACAACCAGTTCAAGCAGGTGCTGCTATTATAGGCCCAACAGTAAAAGGCCCTTGGGAAAAACCAGTACTTGTAACAACTTATTCAGACTTTGTAGCATTGTTTGGAGATACTTTTATTAGTGGTGGTCAATCTTATTCTTACTTGACTTCAATTGCTGCTTACAATTATTTTAATTATGGAGGAACTTCATTGTTGGTTGCTCGTGTAGCAAGTGGTTCTTATACACCTGCAACTAGTACTACAATTCCTAACATCTTTACATCTTCATCTTTTACTTTAGAAACAATTTCTGAAGGAGCTCTTATGAACAATTCAGGTTCCAATACACTTGGAGCTTCAGGTTCATTAAATTCAGGATCAGTTGCTAATATTCGTTGGGAAATTACAAATGCAAATACTGGATCAGGTACGTTTAATTTATTAATTAGACGTGGTAATGATGTTACTAATAGTAAAGTAGTATTAGAGGCATGGAATAACTTAACATTAGATCCTAATTCAAGCCGTTATATTTCTAGAGTAGTAGGTGATCAAAAGCTTCAATATAATTCTTCTACACAACAAATGGAATTGTCTGGAAGTTTTCCAAACAACTCAAGATACGTTCGTGTAAAATCAGTTAATTATCCAACCCCAAATTATTTTGATGCCAATGGTGTTGCACTAATAGCTTACACAGGATCTATCCCAGTAAATGGCAGTGGATCAGCTGGTGGTTCATTTTTCGGTGCTGGCGGTACTGTAAGTAGCTCAATTAATTTATATGATGCTATTGATGTTAATACACAAGGATTAATAGGAGCTGATTATAACAATATGATCACACTTTTGGGTAATCCTGAAGAATACCAATTTAACGTATTATTCACCCCTGGTTTATTAAATGATAAACATCCATCCCAAGTTACAAATATCATCTCAAATACAATTGCAAGAGGTGATAGTATGTATGTAGCAGATTTAGGAATATATGGCACTTTACTTTCAGAAGCAATAACACAAGCTCAAACTCGTGATACTTCATATGCTGCAACATATTGGCCTTGGGTTCGTATTATTGACCCAGCAACAGGAAAACATGTTTGGGTACCAGCTTCAACAGTAATCCCAGGTGTATATGCATTTAACGATAAAGTATCTGCTCCTTGGTTTGCACCAGCAGGTATTAACCGCGGTGGATTAAGCACAGTTCTTCAAGCTGAATATAAACTCACACAAGGTAATCGTGATGCGTTGTATGCAAACAACATTAACCCTATTGCAACACTACCTCAACAGGGTGTAGTAGTATATGGTCAGAAAACATTACAAAAATCACAATCTGCTCTTGATCGTGTAAATGTACGTCGTTTGATGATTGAATTAAAATCATATATCAAACAAATTGCAGATACAATTGTATTTGAACAAAACACAATTCAAACAAGAAATTCATTCTTGTCAAGAGTTAACCCATACTTAGAAGCAATTCAACAAAAACAAGGATTATACGCGTTTAGAGTTGTAATGGATGATTCAAACAACGGTCCAGCAGTAATTGATCAAAATCAATTAGTAGGTCAAATTTATATTCAACCTACTCGCACAGCTGAATTCATTTCATTGGATTTCATTTTACAACCAACTGGTGCTCAATTCCCTGTATAAAAAAATAGAAAACGGAATATTTATAATAAATTAAAATAGAAGCAAAATGCCAATTCTAAATCCAAACGAAATATTTTTCACAGCGTTTGAACCTAAACAAACTAACCGTTTTATCCTTTATATGGATGGTGTGCCTGCATACTTAGTAAAAGGAGTAGGAGCAGTATCTTTAACACAAAACGCTGTTGCCCTTAACCATATCAACATTCAACGTTATGTGAAAGGAAAAACTATTTGGAATACAATTCAATTCACAATGTATGAATCAATTACTCCAAGTGGTGCACAAGCAGTAATGGAATGGGTACGTTTAGGCCACGAATCAGTAACAGGCCGTGATGGTTACTCAGATTTCTACAAGAAAGATATCCGATTCAACGTATTAGGTCCTGTGGGTGATATCGTTTCTGAATGGGTAATTAAAGGAGCAGTTATTACAGAAGTCAACTTTGGCGATTACAACTGGGATGATGACGGAACACCAGTAAACATCCAAGTAACTGTACAACCTGACTACTGTATCTTGAACTACTAAGAACAAAACAACAAATTATATAAGAGCTCCAAAGAAATTTGGAGCTTTTGTTTTCTTTTAATATATTGTGCTTATGAAAAAATTAATTGTACTTTTATTATTAGCTAATATAGGATATAGCCAATATTGCCCTGCTTTAGGACCTGACCAAATATTACCTTGTGGTGTAGGATCAACTACATTAACCGCAAATTTAAGCCAATGTGGTGTTGGGGGGCCTACCCCAAACCAAACAACAAATTATAGTGCTTCCCCAATAGCATATTCAAATCAAACTAATACAGGAACTCAGTTATTCATGACTGATGATTCTCAGCAAGGCCCATTTAATATTAGATTTACATTTTGCTTTTTTGGACAAACTTACACTCAATTTTATGTAGGTTCTAATGGATGGATTTCATTCTCCCCAGGACAACCTACTACATTTACAACCCAAACTATTCCTACTGCTAATCCTTTAGTACCTAGAAATTGTATTATGGGCCCTTGGCAAGATTGGCATCCTGGTATTGGGGGACAAATTAGATACCAAACAAGTGGAGTTGCACCTTGTAGAAAATTAACAGTAAGTTGGACAAATATGCCAATGTTTGGTTGTACTTCTAATCAAGGTACATTCCATATTGTAATTTATGAATCTTCTAATTACATCGAAAATTATATCCAAAACAAACCAGCTTGTTTACAATGGCAAGGTGGAACAGCAACACAAGGAATTCATAATGCTGCGGGTACTATAGGAATTGCTGTACCTGGCAGAAATTCAACTGCTTGGACTACAACAAATGATGCATATAGATGGACACCAACGGGCCCTGCAGTTATACCTACTTTAACATGGTATCAAGTAGGTAATCCTGTTGCAATTGGTACTGGACCAACAATTAATGTTACTCCTAATGGTCCAACTCAATATACTTGTCACTTAACATACCCTATTTGTAATGCTGGTTGGTCTGTTTGTAATGGAGGAACTAGTTTAGGACCTGATACTGTGTTAATTGTTCCTGGTCCTCCAATTCCATCAACAGGTCCAATCAATGGTACTGATACTATTTGTTATTTGAGCTCATATGAAATGTATGATGTACCTGCAGTAGCTAATTATAATTATCTTTGGAGCAGTGTTGCCCCTATTACCTCAGGACAAGGAACTAATATTATTACAGTAGACTTTAGTTCATTCCCTGGAGGATTTATTCCTGGTGCCATTCAAGTAACCCCAGAAGCAAATGGATGTACTGGGTTACCTGTAACTATTGATTTATTTATTTTAAATGTTTTACCTACAATTGATCCTATAGGACCGTTTTGTGAATACGATGGATCTGTTATTTTAAACGCAATTCCTGTTGGAGGAATATTTAGTGGTGTGGGTGTTGTTGGTAATGAATTTTCTCCTTCAAACGCAGTAGGAACTAATATTATCAATTATGAATATACTTTAAGTGGGTGTATGTTTGATACAACTACTACTGTAATTGTTAATCCTCAACCAACACTTGATTCAATTTCTCCATATAATCCATTCTATCAAGTTTGTGAAGGTGATTCAATTGTAACTTTATTTACAGCTTTATCGAACTTACCTGGATATAATGAATGGACATTTATGAATACAACATACCAACAAGATGATATTTCTATTTCATTTGAAACCCCAGGAATGTTCCCTTTATCAGTAGTTCATTATTCAAATGGATGTGCTTCTTCAATTCAAGAAACGGTAATTACAGTAGCACGTTGCCCTGAATTATTATTTTACGTTCCAAATTCATTTACACCTGATGGAAATGAACATAATAATACTTTCCAACCAGTATTTACAAATGGATTTGACCCATATGATTTTCATTTAGTAATATTTAATCGTTGGGGAGAATTAATCTATGAATCATATAATTCTGCAGAATATTGGGATGGAACATATAATAATACTCCTTGCCCTGCAGGATCATACACATATAAAATTCAATTTGGTTTTAAAGAAACAGATGATGACCAAGTTATAAGTGGAAATGTTAATCTTATTCGATAGGCCAATATTTATAACCATATGAAACTAGATAGTTTACGTACGTTAGTTAAAGAGGAGCTTAGTAAGCGACTAAATGAGGAATACCAAGACAAATTCAAAATGGTAGGTATGCTTATTACCAACATTAAGAAACGCCCTCAAAAAGAAATATTCTCAGATATTCGTTCCATTCCAGGTGTTACAGTAGCATCTGTAAAAGAACCTATGGAATATAGTGAACAAGATACAGAAAAATTTCAATCTATAATGACCATTAAAGTAGATGGTCATCCATGGATTGCATCTAGTGGATTCGACCGTTCAAAAATGGAAGATATCCGCAAAGCTATATTGAAAGTAGAAGGAGTATTATCATACAATGTAAATCCTGATAATATTTCGGCTCTTTAATATATTTATATAAGACAATTAAGTTATAACAAATAAAAATTATGAGTGAATTTAAGTTACCAACTGAAACTATCGAATTACCTTCTAAAGGTTTACTTTATCCTGAAGATTCTGAATTAGCAAAAGGT